ACTAGATACGAATCATACTTGGTATCGATAACAGTCAAGGTCTTTGTTACGGCAGAACTTCCTAGAGTAGTAAACGAACCAGGCAAGAATGAAGACATTGTAACCTTGTCACCAATAGTAAAACCATGCGATGGTTGACGTACACGAACAATGCTTGAACCAGAGATACTGTAAAGAGGATTCAACGCCAATAGAATCGGAGTCAATGCGTTGTTCACGTATGTAACATCAGCAGGATAAGCTGTTTTGAACTTTGCCCGATATAGATTGAACGTTAGGTCCTTAGTTTGATCGGCAGTCCATGTTGAACTGTTTTGTGATTCGAAGAATGAACCAATCGAAGGAGTTGTGTTACTGTTCACGGAACCAGGAATCGTAAGATCATTCACCCATGTCTTCCACACGATGCTCTGTGCGGCCGTTAGAACCAACGCATATTCTTGACCGGATGCCAAGAACACAGGATTATCAAATGCGATATATGAAGCCGCAGGAGTCGTTGCGTTAGCAATAACTTGCCTCGAGTAAACTACCTTGGTTGCGATATAATTCTGAGTTGGATAACCATTCAGAGCAGTTGCAATATTCACGATCAATGGGGTATTTGAATCAGAGACAGCCACGAATAAGTCAATACCTGTGATGTAATAACCGGTATCAACAGACTTGTCGATCAAGAAAGTCTGTGCGATTGGTTCATGATAATCGACAGTTTCACTGAAGTAGTTATAACCAATGACTTGACTTGTTACGTCATTCGTTACGTTGGTTGTCTGATTGACTTGTTGTGACAATCCGCTTGCATAATACGTGGCTGAGGCTGTAGAAGTTGCATCAAGCGGATTTGTATTGTTAGAGAACGTCAGTTTATTTGTTCCAGATGGGAAACGCTTCGTCTTGTTGCAGATTGGATAGAACACACCGAAACCGCGCCCGGTTGCATTCAACGTAATCGTATGCGACACAGCGCCTGCGACAACAGCCGTCGGATATCCTAGATTGTATCCATCAGATGCGACATAACAACTGGTATTCCATGTACCTTGAGCGTTCACACACTCCAATTCATAGTAATTGCTATATTGAACAACGTCACCTAGAACAGCAGTACCGCCATAGTTGTTGGTTACGTATCCGCCCTTGTCCCAAACGATGGTCGTCAGAGGTGAATTGTCAGTGTATTTCTGGAGGACGCTAGTAGACACAGTGCGTCCAGACGCTTGATTTATCTTTTCCGCATCGGAGACTACGCTTGTATCATAGAACGTTCTTAGTGATGAAATTGGAGCAATTCCCGGAATTCTAACGGTCATTGCGAGTTCGATATCACCAGACTGATCGATCGGTAACGTGGTATTACCAAACGTAATCGTGTTCATCGTGGTGTTAGGCATGCATCCCTCAATCTTGAAGAAGATTGGGCGGGTACGTGTGTATCCTAGAGGAACTTCATTGACAACATTGGTTGAGGTAGATACGTTTTGTGTCAGAGAATACCGAGTATTCGTGCCTTGGAAGTTGTAAATGTATTGTGATGCGCCATCCCCCCAAGGAGAAAGGACAGCAGTGTTACCACCTTGATTACCGATCATTGTTCCGAGTTGCAAACCGTTGGCTGCATATAGTTGAGCATTTGCAGCAGTCAGCCAGTTATTTGAACTCGATGAACCTCCACCCGCATTCGCTTGCCCGGCAAACAGCGTTACTGTGCCTGTGTTACCAGAAAGACCGGAAGACGTAAATGAACCACTTGTGACTCCTTTCAACCAACGATTCTGATATCCAGTTAGATAGGATTGATAGTTGACAGTCCATGAGTCCCATGTTCCGCTGGTGTGCCCGGCAGCGATAGCTGCATTATATGCAGAGGTTGATGAATAAACTGTATTGTTGGAGATAACAGTTTGGTCAACCCATACGTCATTGTTAGGATAAAGCGTTGCGAAACCGTTGTACGAAATAATCTGAAACGGGTTAACGAATGAATGCGCGTTGCCGTTGACTTGACTAATGGCAACTTGATTCGTGTATGGTAGTGTGATTGTGTTACCTGTACGTTGGTAATTGTTTGTCAAACGTTGTGAATCAACGGTAAAGAACTCGTTCATGTTGATGTTCTTTACGTCAACAGAAGCACGACCAATACCCTTTGTATAGTCTACAGTACAGTTATGATCCGGATTCGTTGAGTCAACAGCAGAATCAGGGTTATTCGTTAAGGAATCAACCAAGATACCTGCTTTGTATCGATCTAGCCCGTTTTGGTCGGTAACATTGGTATTCAAAGTTTGTGACTCAAGCACGGACAGTTGAGTGTAATACTCAAGATCGGAGATACGTTGATCAAGAGAACCAACATCCTTCATCGTGTAACGCTTTGTCCCGATTGGAGTAATCTGAACAGTGTTGATGTTGATATCAATATTACCAGGAGCAACAACCGCGGTTGCAATTCCCATGGCATCAGCATCAGCCGAAGGAGTAACTAGATCATATCCAGATGTTCCGTTTAGAACAACGATAGAACCGTCAGACTTCAACTCTAACAAGTCTGCACGAGGTAGATAGTATGAATAGTCGGTCACAAAATCTGAACCGTAAACAAGAGGTTCGGTAATCTGCCCGGTAGTGAAATCGGTTGTTCCGTTTACTGGGCGGAAGTCAATTGTATTCGTTTGCATCGGAGTCAACTTTTCATATGGAAGATTGCCATATGAGTTAACAGAACAGTAATCTCCCGCTGAATGTTGGAAATACTCATATACGATCATCAACGTATTGTTAGGTGCTTGTGCTCCCTTGTTCAACGTGATAGAACCTAGATCGTAGTAGAACGAATTTTGCCCGTTAAACACCGTGTAGTTATTCGTTAGATCGGTTGCATTAGCGGCAACGAAAGCCGGGTAGTTTCCACCTGTTACGGTACCGATACCGTTTGACTGCATGATCTTGACGATACGGTAGATATCTGCGTTAGGTAGGGTAATCGTAGAAGCAGCAACCTGACTCACGTTAGTAATTGACAAGGTACCAATCTTGAGAGTCTTTTGCTTCTCCTTAGACGCTCCGACGTTCTTAGTAATCTTTGTCAGAACTTCAATCGTGCCACTTGACAACGATGGAATGTTGATTGTTATTTGTGTGTCTGAAGTGCGTGTGACGGTGTATTGTGCGGTCGTGTAGATTGCACCATTCTGATTCGCAACCAGATAGTTTCCGGTAGTCAAAGGATTCGTGAACGTTTCGCCTGGAACCGATAGCGTGATCGTTGCGTTATTTGACGTTACTGTGGTCGTGTAATGACGAACTATGGTATATTGCATCGTAGAGGTTGCATCATCAGCCGCACGAAGACTACGCACGAATGGCTTAGGCATCGATTGAATCAATGCGCCTGTCGAGACAAAACTGTTCGTCACCAATTCAATCAGAGTATTTGAAAGACTGGCGGTAAAGTTGTTGCTTGATGTGAATGCTACGTTAGAGTAATTGTCAATACCAACACGATTGTAATATGCACCGCCGATCCGAATCAACTGCCCAGGATTCAGGGAAGCCATGAAGTTTGTACCCACACCAGAAACAGACTTCGAACCGGACGTAATGCTTACCGTACCAAGAAGCGTTGTGTAAGTGCGGTTGATATCACACTTGAACGAACCAGATGCGTTTTGTAGGGAGAATGCATGTTCTTGGAAGTTATAACCAGGGTTCAGATTCACATCAAATACCTGAACGTCATATACACATGAACTGATACCGATTGTTCCTTGTGAATATTCCATTGAGCGAACACGACATGTTCCGATAACGGGAGCATTTGCGCCAGGTGCATCAATCGTTAGAGAAAGACCAGTTCCGTTTGTGTAGCCTGCGCCGGCATTTACTGCCACGATTGATTGAATCTGCCCGTCCAGACTCATGTTGACCTTGAACGTGGCAGCAGTCGATGGTGAGCCAGAGGTAATCGTTACGGTAGGAGGATTCTGTGGATCGTAACCGAAACCATAGTCTGTTAGTTGAATACTTGAGTTTACAATGACACCGCCAACGATGTTGCATGTACCAACTGCGGTGCGCTTCAAGGAAGCCCAGGTTTCCGTTTGTTGGGTATAATAGACATTTAGTAGTTCATACGTGTGAATGTCTGGTATACCAGATACGTTTGTGACCTGCATGTTGCTACCAGCGTTGATCGAAACGATTTCTGCTGGTTGATAAACATGATCAGTTGCTTTGCTTGTTGCATCGAATGATGGACCTTGCTTGACAACACGGAATCCCTTGATGTAACCAGAACCTGGAGACACCTTGTATACCATTTGTTGATCGTTAGCAAGCATCGTATCAAGGGTAACCGTGTTACCATCAACGTTGATACCGTTGTTATAAACTGGAGTATTCGTATACGCCCAATTTACGTCGCCATCGGTAACAGCCCATTGGGTATTCGTTAGAGTGGTCGGCTCTGTTGTACTTGAAACACCAGACGAGTTTGCTTCCCAGTATGATCCATCCACAGTCTTTACTACGTCACCAACGAGGTATGCTGTATTCGATGCCCAGTTTCCACGATTGTTCGAACGATAGTCCGTCACAGAGAACGTAACCGGATTCACCAAGAAGTCTCCCGCTTCATCATACGTGCGGGTTGCCATCATACGTTCAAACGATGCGAATGCGGTGTCATCTACTTCAAAGGTAATAACACCATTCTGAACTTGAAGAAGATCGATAAACTGAAGATCGGAACCGGTAACCCGAGTCGTTGAGTAATCCTTCTTACCCAGTGTTAGCATGATCTTGTAACGGTCTGCGCCAGGTGCACCGTAGTTGGGATATCCAAGAGCATTATCATATAGACTTGAATCATCGTTAGCGGTAACGATTGTATCAACTACGTTCAGACCGACTGTCCACGTAGGAGTATTAGAATATTTGTCAAGCGAAATAGTTTGCTTGGAAACGTTGACAAAGTTTCCGTTTACGTAGTAGACACCATCATTGATCGTAACGATAGAACCTGTTCCTGTATAAGGAACAGCGGAGGTTCCAGCGGACACGGTGAACGAAACAGACGAATCAGTAGCTGTTAACGTATCGCCAGCAGAGAACGTACCGTTACCACCTGTATAACGAATGAACAACGTGGTTAGATCAGCATCAGTGCTTGCTTCCGTAAACACAACGATTGCTGTGGTAGTTGAACCGTTCGATAGAGTCTTACCAACAGCAGAAGACAATTGAACGTCAGCAGAAACACCGACTCCGTTTACTGAGTTTACAGTGATATAAGTGACTGTATTATCGAAGAATATTTGGCCAGGAACGATCATCGCTCCATTCTTGAACATGAAATCGCCGTTCTTGGCAATTTGATTCTGTAGAATGGATTGTAGTTGGTTTAGTTCTCTAGTTTGAACAGGGCGCGAAGGCTGAAACAGTACCTTATAGTAGTTGTTTGAGTCTGCAAAGTCATCGAAATAAGGACTTAAATTGAAGTTCGTGGTCATGAATTTCCTGATTTTATATGGGTGTTACTATGATAATATTTAGCAGGGAGAACCTATGTTCTCCCGCTTGGCTATTACCATTCAAAGACTACGGAGATGCTTTCGACTTGGTCAACGCTACGCATAACTGGGCGACGATTTTCAACATAGCACAATGTACCACTGTATGGTTGAACGTCAGAAGATACGACACCAGCGGTAGCAATCACACCAGAGGCAACACCACCAGAAACGGCAGTCAATGTATTACCAACACCGAATGATGCATTAGCATTGGCTCCAACGAGAGCATTTTCGGTACGGGTTCTTACTACGCGAACGATAGTCTTATCTGCATCGCCACCCGTTCCTGCGGTTACGTCAACAACAAAACCATATGCATTGGTCGTCGAGTCTTTCACAACCATCTCGGGCTGGAACGCAACGGTGCCAGTAACCTTGATCGTAGTCATGGTTGTTGCGGCAGCGGAAGACAACAGAATTGAAGAACCGTATTGGAGAGGATTCACAACCAGCCCGACGCGCCGATAATCATTTTGTACAGTGAACACGTTGCCATCTGCATATTGGAACTTCACGTTTACGATAACGTTGGAAGCGCATAGATCATTGATTGGGTCAGCACCAAGACCCAGTAGAGGAGTCATGATCGCGGTTGCAGTAGCAAGCGTACCGGTACCGCCCAACACGACATTTGCCCAGGTGTATCCTGAGCCTACGTTGGTTACGTTAATTGCAGTAATCGCACCAGAACCGTTGGTGTCAACAGAAACAGTTGCTCCGGTACCATCACCAACGATGCTCGCAATGGTCGTGCTTCCTGATAGGTTAGCACCATATCCTGAACCAGCAGTATTAATTGCCACATTGAATATTGCACCAGCATTTGCCGCAGAACTTGTTTGAAGTCCCCACTGTTCATAATATACATCACCAGCAATAGGAGCAGATGTTAGAGTTTTTACTGGATGAAAATCAGAGGTTGAAAAGTTGATTATATCTGACACAGAAGTAACAGCGATCTTTTTCCAAACGTAACCGTCGGCTGAACCTGACGTTAATTTTGTGGTCGAATTTAGAGTCATGGTGCTAGGGTCAACTGTACTAGCAACACCATGAGGATTAGCTATACAAATCCATATTGAAAAGTCACCATCAACGACAAAATAATTTGTATCGAACAGAGTAGCCGGAGTAGTTGCTGCTCCTGTGTTGATATCAAGACCCGTGACGCCAACTGAACCATAATCATGACGATAAATGTCATAGAATTGACCGGAGGTCCACATGCGCTTAGTGATACCATGAGACATGTTTGAAGAATCGATCTTCTTCATAGCCATCATGTCATTCCATATTTGTGCTTCGTTGTCAATATTATCAACAGGAGTATCAGGAGCATAGTCACTGGTCCATGTGGCGGGCTTTCCGATGAACATGTAGTATGAATCAGTAGAGCCGATGAATGAAGAAGCATTCTTCACTCTAAATTTGTTTGTAATAATGGCACTCATTGTGTAAAACTCCTTGTTTATATCTTAGTATTTATGCTCTGGTTGAGAGTATTTGTGATGCTCTACCAGAGCCAATTATTGTTTCTTTTTCCAACATACGAACCCCATCATCCTCAACGAGACTTCCCACCTTTAGATATTCCCTATCGCCTATAATCAAGTAAGTATCGTTGATAGGAGAAAACATAATTCCACCAATATCAATGCCCGCAGAACCACCCATAGTTGTTCCACCGCCGCTGGAACTCGTTCTAAAAAATTCTTCTATTTTATGACTCATGCGATAATCCATCCCTTAGTTGAATCGATATAAACTAACGTAACGACCGCATTTCCAGTGCTCATGCCAAAGGTACTGTTTATACCCATGATTTTTACAGAACCAGGATCGATGGTTACTGTATTTGTAGTGCCACCCAACCAAAGCATGACAGATACCCATTGATTATTCGTTGGGGCTGCCGGAAGCGTAATCGTGAATGAACCGGACGTTACGTCAGCCACAATTTGATCCGTATGAGTCGCAGTTACTGCGCCAGTTTTCACTGCCCAATGTAGAATGCCCGCGGCTAGCTCCGTAAGATTCTCGTCCATTTCAGCGAATGATAGCGGAGAACCTTTTGATTGACGATATGTAATTGTCATTCTTTACCTTATAGTTTGGCGATTGTCATGTATGAGTCAAGAACGTATGCTTGATTATTATGATTGGCCCAGTGATTATTTATTACCTCATTAATCGTTACGTACTTGAAATTACCAATCGTTGTGTTTGGATAGTTCCAATACGTTGAGTTTGCGCCATAATAATTGATATCGTTCACGTAAGAGAATCCAGTCCACAGAGAAAGAACATCCATCTGTTCAGCCATACCAGCATAAGGTTTAAACTTGTACTTGGCACGTTCTAGTTCACTTGGTTTAAACCCAAACGGATACAGAATATCAAGATAGATGTTTATTCCAGTGCCGTGTGTCGTTGATCGCGTTGGAGCGAACGTGACTGCCATAGACCTCATCAATTCGATCATATGTCGCTTAAATTGCCCATATACACCAACTTCGTTCATATCAACAGAATTGATAACAGAAACGTAATGCTCCAGAATGATTTCAAATTGTCTACGCAGCAGATTGCCGTTTGAATTCAATGCGTTATAGTTAGTTGCAGTAAACATCATCATCGTATCCAACACAAATGACAGAATGATACCAGTACCAACAGCGTTACCGGTCTTATCGTATTTCCGGAATAGGTTGAATATGATCTTCTGGAAGTCTTCCAACATTACGTCACCGCACATCTTATAACCAGCGGGGTGAACGATTTGTGTCAACGTGCCCTTATAGTCGCGCAGTTGCATGCCGTTCTTTTGACCGTTCACAATCTGTTCGAATGTCTTTACGTAATATGAATAATCCTGAATACGCTTACCATCATGCAGTTTGATCGCTGGATCACTCAACATACCTGAGTTATTTTGGAAGTCTTCCTTGGAGAAGCATACAGCATCCGCTTGAGCGATGGTGCTGCCGCGTTGAATAACCAGGAACATTCCAGTTGCGTTAGAGTTTTGCCCATTCATTATCGTATTCGTATCAAATGGGAAACTCTGTTCATGGATAATCAGTGAACCGTCCTCAGCTACTATTTCGATGGTGTTTTCTGTGAAAAGACCGAACTGATCCGTTGCATTATCCAGTTGAAGAAGATTTTTAGCTCCGTCAAATGCATATACACGAGCATGAGGACCGTCAGAGTAGTTAGTTGTATCAGTATAAGACCAGTTACTATCAAAAACCAGTTCACCCAGTTGAAATTGTTGAGCAAGTTCATTTGTTATACCTGATATAGGAGTCGCAAGTATAGGAGTTTCTTCATAGTTCACGCCAGAATCAACGATCTTTACCGATAGGATACCGCCGATGCTTGAACTCAACGCAGTCAATTTCGCTTGTCTGCGATACGTCGGTGTACCCGCAACGCTTGTTGACGGAATAGCGGGCGCAGTTACAAGAGGTAGATAATGATATCCAAGCCCAGGATTCGTCACAGTCACCTGTGAAATCTTGCCACGTTGAACAGTGAATTCTAGTTGTACGTTAGACCAAGCGTTATCATACGCGGGTGTATCAATAACGATATTCTGACTATCGGTAACAGAAACAACCGTAGCATAAAACAGGACACTGCCTCCAGAGATATAGAATACCTCATGCCCAGGCTTTACCATTGAGAACGAGTTGGTTGTGGACACTAACGTAGAACCCTGTGCTAGTTGACAGTTGTTTACGAGATATGAACCAGGAGTATCGTCCACAACAGAGACAGTAGGAACGCTAGTATAATAATCGCCATTGTTTGATATTGATATAGATGTAATCGAACCATTAAGAGAATTGACGGTTGCAACCAGAGGTAGTTGCCCAGTGGTCACAGAGAATGAACTGTTTTCGGAGTATCCTGTGCCGGATGCGACAACATTCACGGAAGTGACTTGCCCATAATCGTTTATGTTTAGCGATAGACTGCCGCTTGACCCTGCTGGATCAGTAAGCGTGATCGTTGATGATTGCGGATATCCAGAACCCGAGTTATCGACATAGACCCCAGTGATTGCTCCTGTAACATCAACAGCAAAACGCAGTTTCAATCCAGAGCCAGTGCCACCAACGACGGACAGCGTTGGTGTATCATATCCACGCCCAGGTGAGGTAACACCAACAGAATGGAACTTATACGTCATATTCAACGCACCCTGAACACCAACACCGGAAGTTGATGTTAGATATGATGTTTGTTTGCCGGAACTCAGTAGCGGAGTACCTGTTACGGTTATTCCCGTCAATCTTCCACCCATTTCAGGGATAACATCTGCACCCGAGCCATATCGTTCTACTACTGTGAACGGATAGGTTCCGTTAGGAATAGAGAATGCTCCGGACGTAGTGATATCGGTAATCGTTCCCTTGGCATTCGACGTGAAGTTAAATTGTGGAGTTACTCCGGTAACAGACAAGGATAGAACGGGATCAGCGTAATTGAATCCACCAGAGGTAATGCTCCACGTAATTGTTGATCCAGAAACAGTCATGTTTCCTGATGCACCGGAGCCATTGATGTAAAGCGTTGGAGTCGCGGTAATCGAAGTGCTTGGTATTGCTACAGACTTTATGGCCGTGCCGTCCAATACGCAAGACGTGGTGTAATAATGTGTCGAATCGATATAGAATAAGGCGCGGGCGTATTGGTATCCATGACCCCCGGAAGTTACTCTAACGTTGGTCAATTGCCCGGAAGAAACAGCCGCAACGGTAGCAGTCACTGGTAGCCCAGTATGATCGTAGATATCAAGGTTAACGTGATCGCCGACCTGATAGTTCCAACCAGGATCACTAATCGTGATTGTGTCAATATTCATTAGCGTGGACACTTCACATCCGAATCCATCAACAGCGGTAACAGTCGCCTCGGCAGGCACCACTAATTCGTCAACAGAGGGGGTGAACGTGATCTTGTCTCCGACGCTATATCCGGAACCTGTTACCGCAATGTTGACACCATCAATCGATCCAGCAGATACTTGATGCACCTCTAGATCAAGGTTTGTTCCTGAACCACCAATTATACTCAGTTTCTGACCAGGTGAGTACAACGCACCAGAATCAGTCACCACGGTATTTGTGATTAACGATATGATGTTGAATGCGGTCGGAACACCCAAGAATGAAGCATAAATTGGCAGCCTATCATCGAACGTATTGATGATGGATTCTGTGTTCAGAATGCATTTGTAATACGACTTTGACGTGCTAAACGATACCCTAGATGAGGGTGTCATTAGCACAGTATTTGATAGTGTGATCGTATTACCCTGAACGGCAATAACGATAGTGTCAGCAGGAATCAACCAAGTAGGGGCGATAACAATATCACCCACGGAGACATTTAGCGTACCAATCGAGAATCCAGAATCAATGTAACCATCTATAGTATATTCATCAGAGGTCGCATTGTAAATGACATTGGTTCCTTCTACGAAATTGCCCGTATAGTTTCCGGCAGTGATACCTGTATTATACAGTTGAACGTCTTCGACAACCGCGGATGATTGACTCTGCTCAAGCGTCTTACCCAACAAGGAGAACAAAATACTGTTATTGTTCGGATCATTCAGAATGATATATGACAGATTATTGTAGTCGTTGTCTGATGATCTAAAAACGTATTTTCTACCATAATCAAGTTCCGCCTTGGTGTTGAATAGAACCTCGAATACGTATTTGAACGATGGCTCTGTGCCCTTCATCAAGTATAACTCACGGATGAACTTAATCAGCTCAGCATCGGAGATAATAGGCGAAACGTTATTCAACACGTATGGGAATACGTGCTTCTTCATCATAGCAATAAACTGTTCATCCGCGGAGTCTGGATCGAATTCATTAGGCAGACCTCTAATGAAACTCTCTGCTCCAGTATTCTGATCCATAAACCGATAATACTGTTCTAGGAACTCGGCAAAGTTCGGATTATTGTCTCTGAATGCCTCAGGAACTTGATATTTGACAAGCGTAGAAACTTTTGGTCTTACGGATAGCGTCATGGGAATTAGTTTCCGGAGATAAGTGAAACGTTTACGTCTTGTGTGTTGATTCTAATTACGTTATTTTGTTGTGATTGAACGTCATTGACCAACGGAGTTGCATTGATTTGAATTCCGCCGTTGACGTTAGTGAACGATGTAATGTTGATTGCATTCAACGTAATGAATCCGTTGACGTAATCAATCGTTCCAACGGTACTCATTACAGTCTTCTTGCCAACATAATCCACGGAGACTAGAACCATATCAGAACCGCGATTCTCAAGCGTAACCAGATTCTGAACACCGATAACAGTGAATGAGCTAGACGAAATGTATCCGTCGGTATTTAATAATCCGTTCATGAAACTGATTTGATATGTCATACTCTTACCCAATTGAGGCGCGATTGTCTTATACAGTGATATACTCGTTAGGTTACTAGTGATAGCTGATGATGCATTATTGATAACACCAACCAAGGTAGAATAGGCTAGAGTATTATTGAACTGTTCAAGTTGGGTAGTCGAATAATTCGTAATTGCTTGGACAATCGAAGAGGTTAGATTAGCCCCCTGTGGTAGTGCAGACGGATTATATGTTACGCTAGTATTGACCAACACGTTCACATATTCTGGATCAACGAAGACTGGTCGAATATTCATGATACTGGTGCCCTTGAGTGAGGACGCGATTTCGTTCTTTTCGGCGATTGTCAACACGTTTTGGTAAGGTGTGCTTGGCTTGATGCAGATCATCACAGAGTTATATTGTGGAGGTACGTTATCTTCTCCGCCCCAGACCTTGATCGCACCAACGTTATTGAATCCCTCACGAATAATCGATGCATAATCATAAGCGGTGACAGCACGATTTTGTACCGTGAAATGTTTAGATGCGTTATACTTGATAGAGTCAACAGATTCTGGATCAACACCACCCATGGAACCAATGACAGTGCTTATACTATACCCTACAGCATACACGTTAGGGTCACTGTTATTCAGTATGCTTCCAACAGGTGTAAACGTATTCGCGCCGTTGCCAGCAGAACCATTACACGTTACATATTCAATTCTGATAACAGAACCGGAATCAGG